CAGACAAGCAAAAACAATGGCTAAAAAATAGAGAGGAGTAAGCACCACGAAGCTACCTAAGGGTAGTTTCTTAGTGTTAATTTCGACACTGAATAAACATAAACTCTGAGGAGAGACTTATGAAAATTAATATTAACTTTACCGTAGAAATAGACCCTAAAGACATTGGGTTATACATGCATGAGCTGAATGCTGTTGATGAATCTATGCGAGAGTTTGTCACTTCCTATATCGTTTCTGGCGGAATCGGAAGCTTAGAGGAAGCTTTGGCTAACAACGGTTTTGGCTATAACACCGTTCGGAGGGTGAAGTGATGGACAATTCACAATTCCTAAAGTATTTGCAGGGAGTCTGGGAAGACCTTGATACGGCAGACACCGATTTTTACCTTTCGCTAGCCGCGACAAACGGATTTGATATAAAGCATAGCGATCTTGTTTTGGACGCCCGTCAAATTCACGGTGAATTGTCGGTCGTTATCGAGAATCTGACACAGCTTATTTGCAAGTATGAAACCGAAGAGGAGTAAGCAACACGAAGCCACCCAAGGGTGTCTTCTTGATGTTAATTCTGACATCATTGAAATCCTGAGGAGGATAAATTATGAAAATTAATAAGTTTAAAAAATTCACCGAAACATATGGTGAAGAGTTTGGAGTAGAGTGGCACGGATCTTATGGAGGTCGTTTTTTTCACAACGGCATAGCTGTAACTGCTGAAAGCACTTACGGGATTGCCAAATTTGTTTCATCAATGGAAAAAAACAATATCAATCTCGGCTCATGGGATCATGAAGATCAGCTTGGCTATCGTCAGATTTTTTCGTGGAATACGTCTAAGTTTAATGATGCTAAGAAGGTGGCGTGATGAATACAATCACACTTAACGATGATCAGCTTCTACTCATAATAGATCTCATATCTAGAGCACAAGATGACTTTGAGACGCACCTTTACGGTGAGACTGACGTTGAAGGCTACGCCTCAGTCTGCATGCTTCAAATGCACACTAAACTTACAACCTTGGAAACAGTGTTAAAAGCTGGACATCGTGAGCCTATTGAATTTTGTTCAGCTACTCAATCACAACAATTCGAAAGTAATTTAGGCTGGAAAGTTTATCAAAAGCAAATTCAAAAGGAGGTGGCGTAATGATTAAAGATCCTATAGAAATGCAAAAACTTTATCTTTCCGATTTAGAGAGTACTCCATTTGGATGCTTATCATGCGGAAAACAAACAACAAGGCAGGGAACAAAGAAGCAACCCTGTATTCACTGTGGAACACTGCATGATATACACGGCACGTTTTTCTCCGGCTACGATACTACCGTCTTGTCTAAGGAGGTGGAGTGATGGCTTTTACTTTTGAGCGCGGCGGGGATATTTACTCTCCGGAAAACATGGCGGTAGATCTCGATGGCATTTCCTATAAAATGGATGACGAGACAGCCTTCGATATTGTGGATGCCGTTATCACCAAGTACACGCGCAACATTGGCGATGCTCCGTACAGCCAGTCAGAGATTGACACGGCATGGGCATTGCTCAGTTGCGTTCTAATGGAAGAAGATTAATGAAAAATCCTGAACTAATCGCTCTGATCAAAGAGCATAAACTAACCAGCAATGACGTTGCAAAAATGCTTGAAGTGTCACCTAACACTGTCGTTAATTGGCGGCGGGACGGTGACCCAAAGCATGCTCGAAAAATGAGCCGCTCACACATGAAACTCTTCAAGATGTTGCTTTCTAAGTAATAGCCCCTTCGGGGGCTCTTTTTTTTGGTCTACAAACCAAGGATTTTCTTTTATTTTTATAATCGCTTTTTCAATTTTGATAAATGTTGATAAGGCTATTGCCCCGTGCTTATGCACAAATCTACTCACCGTGTGTTCATGAACCCCCGCAAGTTTTGCTACTTTTTTTCTGTTTCTATTTCTTACGATAAAACTTTGCATAGCACGAACATGTAATTGTGTCTCAGTCATTCTTGTATTCCCTTAAAAGTTTTAAAGGTATTAAAAATACCCATTTTGAATATCTGTCCCCTGCCCCGTGAATATTTACCGGATTCAGTTCCCAGCTTAAAATGCACTCTAGTATCCGTTCTCGCGTCAACCAAAGTACCTCTGCCCCTGTATCGATGACCCAGTAGTCTGCTTGGCTGACACTGAATGCGCTTGGCTTGTTATGAAAGTATTCGATAACAATGTTGCCGGTATCTTGACTGCGTGGATCGAACTTAAGCTCAATTGTTTTTTTAAGCTCCGGTATCTCAATATCGAAGTCAGGGTGCAGACCCTCAGCTCTTGACGCTAAGGGAAATGCTTGCCTGAGTTTCTCCAGCAGATCATCTTCTGCTTTAGATCCTATTTTAAGATCATCTTGAAATGTCACGCTTCTTCCACAATGCCTTAACACCATTAACGATAAATTCTTTTGTGTGTATCGGGTCTGCTATGTCCGGTATACAATTGATTGCCTCTCTCCTTTCATCTCTAGTTTTAAGATCGACTATCTGGCTTGGCAAATAGTAGATGAGTGTTGCTCTTGCTAGCCGGTGAAAGTCTTCGTGCATGTTGCTCTCTATGTATTGTAGGCAGTGGGGGTAATATATTTTTGCCGCCGCATTTTTTACAAGGACTCTGAACTTGTCTGGTTTCACTTACCGATTCTCTTAGTTAGTATTTGGGTGTTGGTTTGCCGTAATACCGATTGACCTGACCCTTTTCACGGTCTTTTTGATCTTTGGTCTTTTGACCATGCCACATGTGTTTGATCGCTCGTTCTCCACCGTCACTTGCCGGAATTTGTTTTATTTTGCCCCCGCCTCGTAAAAAATCCTCAACGTCTTGGTTTATCTGAGCTTTACTGGTACTGGGTGCATTTTTACTAGTGACACTTTTAGTCTGGTAATGAGGTTGGCTTTGGCGGAAGTCATAAGAAACTCTAGGCATTTGAAAACTCCAGAAGCTCTCGCATCAGCATGATGCCTGTCAGATAATCAACCGTAGCAGTCTCCTCCTCATACCCCGCTCCCATGAGATCAGATAACCGAAACACCATCTTGATAGGCTGACGGTCATACTTGTAAATGAGAAGAGGGATATGCGTATCTCCAGCAGACGTTAACGTCTGGTCCCACCACGCTTCCTTGTGCCAATGTCCAGAGGCGTAACGCTTGGCTTCGATCATCAAATTATTAAATTCAATGTCCGCCTTGCCCGCCACCTGATATTGATCTAGATTGCGTTTTAAATGGTCTGCACACTCACCAAATTCATCATGAAATTTCTTGATAAGATCACGCTCAAAAGCATGACCTTTTGCTCTACCGTTAATCGTCACGAGGATCATCTCCCATACTGAAGCGGGTGTACCAGATGGACTTCATTTTGTCCTGCTCTGACGAGTTGCCTTCTTTGTTGCCATGACGCCACTGATATTTGAACGCGGTTATCTCAGCCCAGTCTTTTACCCTGTCTATGCCGTACAATTGAATCATCACATCTATGCACTCGACACCGCCTTCCTTAACGTAATGAGCGGGCTCAAAAACATTTTCTTCCATCAAAATCGCTGGATGTTCTTGGCGTATAGCATTCCAGTCCTCAGGCGTTGCGCTATTGATCCCACCCGATCTTTTCTCTGGTATATTCTCGAAGATCGTACTCTTTGCCGTATCTTTCAGTGAACTGCGCTTTAAAAGGGTGTCTTGACACGAATGTTTCATTAGAATCTCCTGCCCGATGGTGCCGATAGCACAGCGGGATTGTGTTGAAGTGGGCATCGGTTTTTGTTTTTCCGCCGATGTGATGTATTTCTGGGGGTGATGTCACGCCAAAAAATTTCTTGCACACACAGCATCCGAATTCAGATATCTCAGACATCCAGCGTTTCTCTTCGGCTGTGGGCGTTCTGCCTTTCATTCTGCGGCGAGGTTATCGTCATACAACGACTGAGCCGAAACGCCAAAATACTCAGCAAGCTTCTTTACTGAGATAAAATTTGGTGATTTGGAATGACCGTTTAAAAATCTATTGATGGTGGGCTGAGGTACTCCAGTGTTTCGAGCAAGCTCGCTCTGATTTATATCAACATCGAACATTAATTTTCTAAGTGCTTCATTTTTCATTTCACTTCCTTAAGTGTTGTAAATTCTGTTTTTTTCAAAACGCAAATTAGCCATAGTCGATTGCCATACTTTGAATTCGACCTCGCATGCAGAGAGATTGCTTTTTGCTGAAGCAAGCAAACCTTTTGCCTTTCCTCTTTCAAGCCTGACGCTAAAGACATCCGAATCTTCATCAGCCGTGCGTTGCTGTTTAGCGTGTGTTTTGTCACCACGCGCTTCAGCTATGACCATCTTCTGAGCAATGACTCTTTTTTCTTTTGCCTCAGCTTCCGCCAAAGCAAACTCAGCTTCTCCAATCATCTTTCCCGCCTGTCTGATTTGATGTGCAAACCTTTCTGTGTCTTCCATCAGCTTTCCTTTTGATAATTAACGTAATGTCTGGGCTTAGTGCCCTTGCGCTCTTTGAACTGCATACTTGCTGAGTCAAACTCAAACCCAACCTTTCCTTCCCACTGTCCGTTTCTGTTTTTTAGAATCTCTAGATATGAATCCCACTGCTTCTGAAATTTTTCATTGGGTTCTTCACCAAGCATGTCGCTTTCGAGGAGATGCTCGATCTTTCTTTTGTTCTTAAAAATCATTACAACGCCATCAGCAAGATCAGTGACAGATCCACTGCCTTTGATGTCATACTTATTAGGCGCTAAATATTCGTTCTCACCCTTACGAACATGCGTTACAAGAAAGATGGTGACCGGAAAGGACATCTTGAAATTGACAAGCTTCTCTATAAACTTTTGCTGACCCTCGTAGTCGTCTTGTCGGACCATGTTGGTCAGTGAATCAATGACGAACATGTTGATGCCGTAACGTCTGTATGCGTACTCGAAACAGTCCATCAAGTCCTTAGGTTTAGGAGTGAGCTTGTCTACAAAGAGCCAAAGCTTTGGCGCTAGCCAATCAAGAATTGCTTTTCGATAAGGTTTCGTTGGATTAGAGATACCAGCGGCTTGTCGCATCATTCTTCCTAAAGTTGCACGGGCTGGCATTTCCATTGATGCGATAAGACACTTCTGATCCTGCTCGATAGCGTTTAGTGCCATCTGCCCTAGTATTAAGGACTTGCCATGTCCGTTGATACCGCCAACCAAATATAATTCATGAGGTCTAAATCGAATATCCTCCTCATCAAGCTTTTCCCATCCAGATCCGAAACCGGAGGTATCTTCATCAATACTAAAAAACTTATCTAAATCACCTTCAAATTCCATTACAGATTTTAGAGTGACAGGATCTTTCCAAATTGATTCTTCGTATGCGGCTTTGAGCATCCACTGGGCTTTCTCGTAACCTTCTTTCTGTAACAGCTCGTTAATATCTTTGGTTGGGAGATTGATTCGGAAACAGCGATCTCCTAAACGGGTCATGATTTCAGCGGCGGCTAGCTCCCCCTGCTCATCCATATCGGTAGCAATGAGAATGCGCTCAAATCGGGCTAGGTTCTCGTACTCATTTTCAATCCACTTAGTTTGCTTTGCTCCTTTTCCTCCGCCCATGGGGACGCTCAAGCTTGAAAATCCTAGTTCACTGCATGCAATTTGGTCCCATTCGCCCTCGGTAATCCAAACCTCTCTTGCGTCATAAGGCATTGAGTGCCATCCAAAAAGAATCGGTTTTAAATTTCTTTGGGTGCTGGGATTACCGTCATAGTTCATCGGCTTGGTCTTAATGAACACCAGCTCTTTATCAGGATCATAAAACGGGAACACGACATCTTTACCGCCTTTACCATCGGTCTCGTAGATTTTGTGCCTGAAACAAACCTCGCCTACGTCTTTAAATCCCCTCCCTGTCATGTAGCCATGCAATACTTCACTGTTCTTCTGCTCAGGTAGTTTGGGGGTGTTAAAGGTTTTATTTTTTATCGCGCTAATTTTTTTGGCAGGAGCTCCGTCTCTAATATTGAATCTCTTTTTTGCCCAATCCATGGCATCGGGCAAGCTTAATCCAAGCGAGTGTTGAATAAGATCAAGCATGTCACCGCCCTCACCCGTAGCGAAATCCATGTACTTACCAGCTTGCTCGCCATGGAGATACACGGACATTGATCTTCCCTTTTCACCGCTGATCGACCCAACCTTGTAGCATCCAGACTCAACCCTTCCTTCAGGATATAACTCTTGGCAAATTCCAGATGCGTGATCACCTAGTTTTTTGGATAGATCTCTGATATCCATCATTTCACAGCACCAAGAAGATCATCTTTGTTGCCAACGTAAAACCTTTTAACAGCATCCCAGCTAGGATCTCCCACTTGTGTCCAGTTTCGCTCAATGGACAAACCCACAACTGCCGCGATGTCGAATTTCTCCCTTACCAAGAGTTGGAATCTTTTAGTACCAAGCGCGACAGTAGCTTTTGATGGAAGCGAACCCTTCTCTTTGCTAATCCGATACGCCCACCAGCGATCCCAAACCTGTTTTGGAACACCGGCTGGCGTTTGATTATTAAAGAAGTTTTTAGTAACAGTTTTCTTTTTTGATTGTTTTTCTTTTCCTATAGTATTTCTTAGGGGCTGATTCTCCACTTGTGGATTAGCCAGATCTGGTTTTTCGTTGATCTGGTTGATGCTGTCATAAATTGACCAGTCCCATCCCGTCAGTTGACCCTCCGCGTTTCGGTCAAGTTTTCTAACAGCGTATCCAGCCCCTTCTAATTCCCTACAAACTTTAGTTACCTTGCTTTTTGACATTTTAAAAACATTACAAAGTTGTGCTTGCGTCACTTTCCAGCTCTCATCGTGGCTTAAAAGGTAAACAAGAACCCCCAAACTCTCTGCTGAAAGCAAATCATGTCTTCTCTCAGAAGGTTTTGCTTCTTTGGAGCCGCGTAAAAGCGCATTTGGGATTGTGGTAAAAGACTCGTTAGTGTATTTTTCTCTTCTAAATATCATGTGAACAATCTCCTTGTCGTTGAACTGTTAAATGGATAGATTAAGATTTCCATATAACTTGTTCATTATTCCTTAAAAGTATTCATATCTCAATAGATTATTTCCATATAAGGAAGAATATTTTCTTGACACTTATTAGTTTTTGATTAATATATGCAATATCTGAGAGCAATTCAGCACTTAGAGGAATGTAAGCCGAAAAGGAACCGGCAAAACTTAGGAGTAAATTTTATGAACACGGAGACGGTTAGTCTAAAGAAGTACACAAACGCAGATCGAAAGATTGTATTTAATCAAGCGTTGGATAAGGCAAATGTCGTCACATGGAAGCGCGCCGCAACTGTAGCTAAAGACTGCAAAGTTAGTCATGCGACTGCTAGTGGCTGGTTAGAAGGTTGTTTGCCTAGAGATGTCGAGGCACTTTTGAGAGTAAGAGATCGTTATAAGCTTGATATTGACGAATGGGCAAGAGGTGAGTTAAGAGCAAGTAACGGGTTTGTTTTGGAGAAGGTTGCAAGAGCAGTTGGTATTTTGCGAAAGTATCAAGAAGAAAATGATATAAAAATGGAGGATGAACAATTTGCCACACTGCTTTCTATGCTGTATGAAAATAGTGAGAAAACTGAATTCCTTATTAATAACAGTCACTTATTAAACCATAACACAGGGAGTTAACATGAAAAAACAGGAAAATAATGAGCAACCATGCGCTTACAAGCGCTGGTATGCTGATCCAAGCGATTCAACAATTTTCATAAGAGAAGGCAACAAGATTATAAATTTGTATGCTGGATCAAAGCATTCGAGCGCGGTTGACGTTACACAGAAGACACCAAAAGAGAGCGACTTAAGTACCTTTGAACACCTGATTAAGATTGACCATTTTCTTAGAGATCTTGGAATGAAAGGATCCGTTGTCAACAAGAATGATCTCGAAAGGTTTAGAGTGAAGAATCTTAAATGTCCCAATGGTTTGATAAAAGACAACGTGTATTCACTTGAAGAAAAAATCCAGTCTAAAAGAATTTCTAACATATTAAATGATTAATTGAATTAATTAATTGATTTACTATCCGTAGATGCTATAATCCACTTATAGCATTTAATGGATAGGTTACATGGAACAAGTTACTCGCGCCCAAATCTGGGCAAAATTATCAGAAGTATCCGTCAAAGATTTTTGCACTGAAGCCGAAGAGATCGAAGAAGGTAAAGTCCTGTCTTATCTCCCTTGGATGAAAGCTCACGAAATTATGATGAACAATTATCCTGAGTATCGTTGGGAATTTTCTGAAGACCCAACCGGTCGAGAAGTGCATTATTTTGACGATGGTACTGCGGAAGTTCGATGTCGAATGACAGTCGAAGGGCATACCAATATTACTTATCTCCCAGTTCATAGGAAAGGTAAAGCCATTACCAACCCTAATTCAATGCAGATCAACGTAGCAAAACAGCGGGCTAGGGTAAAAGCTTTAGGAGAGTTTGGGCTGGGCTATACAATGTGGCTGGAGTCTGTTCCTGCGCCAGAATTTCGAGAAGATACGGTTAAGGAACATGAATTGTCAGATAAAGAACAGATAGACGAGATTTGGAATTTGGCATTACCGCAACTCAATGAGGCGAAGAATCAAGAAGCGGGGATTAGAATATATAACAGATTCACCAGAGGGCTTGAGAACAGAGGGCTAGTTGATACAGCTCCAAAACGATGGCAAACATTTTGCAAAAATAAAGGCTGGAATACTAAATGAGCCTCGCAATTCAGGGAAGTCCTGAATGGCATGCGGCAAGAGCAGGAAAGATTAAGGCATCTGTCTGCGCCGCGCTGGAGGGTAAGCACCCTTACATGAAATCTTCTGACTTAGTGCGCCAAGAAGTTAGAGCCTTGGCTGGAGCTGAGTCTGAATTTGTTATGGTTCCTGCTGTCGCGCACGGTCAAATGATGGAGGATCATGCTCGAATATTCTTGGAAGGTCTGCAAGATTATCGCGTTCGAGAAACCGGTCTAGTTGTCCACCGCGATCATGACTTTATAGCCGCAAGCCCTGATGGGCTGGTGGGTTTGGATGGTTGTGTAGAGATCAAGTGTCCATACCCGCATTACACGAAAGAGCCCTACTCCATATTTGATAAAAAAAGGTCTATGTACCTTATGCAAGTCTACATGCAGATGGAAGTGCTGGATGTAGACTGGTGTGATTTTATTTGTTACCTCGCAAAAAATGAAACGATTGAACCACAGTACTCGCTTGAGCGAGTTGAGCGAAAAGAAGATTTCTTAACTGAGCTTTTATCTCGCAAGTACATGCCACAGCCTGAGAAAGGCACAGTGAGCAGACTTGATCTATACAGAGCTTGGCACAACCACATTCAAGCGCAGTATGAGTACGCAGATACTCGCGCAGTGCATATCAATCAACCTGTCAAAGATGACTTTGAGACAGTTAGTGGAGATGAGGATCTTAATGAGCTAACACGACTGCAAGAGCGCATAGCTTACTTAAGAGACCAGAACGCTGATGTGTTGGATTCTATTGAAACCTTAACAAAGGCATCTGATGGCTTGAAAAAAATTATTGGTGAGAAGTATGAGGGGTCTGTAAGTAACGGATCTACCCTTGTCAAAATCATCCACAAGAATCCACCTATTGACTACCGAAGCGCTTTTGAGTTCTTAGGTGGTGAGGAGGCGGTGTTAGAGAAAGATGAGCAGTTGGAATCTTTTCGAAGAACAACGGGCTCTAAACAAATTTCAATTAAGCATGGAGAGTTGTAATGAGTAGTTTCGAATTATCTGCGGGAAATGGACGACTATACCCATTGACGGCTGAAGAAAAAAAGGCAGTTGTTGAGAGTAATAAGCAAAGAGGCAAGGATTACGATCAAGAGTGGCTAATATCTAAGCCAGCAAACGACTTCAACGGCTTTATAAAGATTGATCAGCACGTAGTTGACTTTATGCAAGCTGGCGTCACTGCAAGCGAGAAATCTGGATCAGAGTGCAGAGTTCGCTTTGAAGGTTACAGGGCAAAAAAACAGGATGGGTCGCCTCAGTTGAATCTTGAAAGCGCATACATCAAAGATGTAGGTTCGCTGAAAAAGTTTGATGCATCGACTGTTGCACAGGCTACAAAAGCACAACCTAAACCAGCAGAAACACCAATGTTTGATGAAGACGAAGACATTCCGTTCTAGAGATCTAAATAATGGCATTACGATTAACTAGAAGTGTTGACTCTGTCTTGTTCGGCGGAGAAAACCTTAACCCTGATGATCTTGAAGGTTCTTATGAGCACAGGCTATGGGTTCGTAGAGTGCGGGACCATAAAGGTAAGCAAGATGCCTTGGTTAACGTCACATCAAAATTAGGTGTCAGTGAGCATCTGATGCGAGTTGGTGATGAAGGGATATTTTTGGGCAATGATATCAATATTACATTGGTTGGCATTCAGCAATATTTTATGAAGGCAAAAGCTTACTGTGTTGCTTGTGGGCGCGGTGACTTTGTTCAAGATCGTATGATTCCACAAGCACGGTTAGCGGTCTCTGCGCCGCGTAAATATGAAATTATTAGACATGACGCAAGGAAAAAAAAATGAGTGAAGAACAAAAAATTGTGACAATCGATGAAGTCCCTTATCTGATAGATGATCTTGGTGAGTCTTGCATAAAACTGCTTAACGAGTCTTCCCAAATGAGCAACATCGCTAATTCTTTTGCGCTTATGGTGCAAGCCACAATGACAGTTGCTGACATGAAGGGTAAGGAAGGAAAGAAACTGCTTCCCGAACCTTATCAAGCTGAAGATGCGGAGCCTGAGGAAGACACCTCTCACTAGTTTCCCCCGAAAGCCGAGGCATTTCCTCCTCAATGTCTTTAATCGCTGGAGTGGTTCACCAGTGGCTTGCAACGAACCTTTAAATTGGAGATGTTATGGACAACAGAATGCTGTGCAGTATCAGTGATGACCCCTATTCAGACTATAGCGATTACTTCGAGGGCGAAGGTGTATACAAGCCTTACAAAGAAGAGCCTTGTGAGCCGGAGGATGATCCTCGACTGGGTTTGTCAGACAAAATTTGATTATCTAGAATATTTTCTTATAAAATAGAAAAGCTTCTGGGTAGAAAGTCAACATGGAGAATGATTATGACTTTTGAAGAAGCAGTAAAATTGTACCTAAGAACCCCAACAAAGAAATACGGTAATAAGAAAAGCCAGACAGCTTATAGAACGCTAACTTGGATGTCTTCTAAAGTGCCAAAAGCACTGAGAGATCCAGATAGTAAAAAGTTGATGCAGTACAGTAAGCGGTTACATGACTTTAATCCTAGACGTAAAATTGTGTGGGATGAAACATCGGCAATGTTTGCCGGTCGTGACATGAAGTCTATTAACTCACTTGATGTAACCACAATGGAGACTAGTCTTAGATATGACAAAGGCTTATCTGCGTCTGGCATTAACAATTACCTGAGGTATCTTCGGGCATTATGTTGGTTTGCTAAAGATAGGCTAGCAGTTAAGTTTGAGGACTTCCCCACGTTTGAACTGGGGACTGAGGAAAAGAGAAAAGAGTGGCTTGAGCCACAGGATGCTCTCCAGTTGATTCGTTGGTTGGATCCCCTTCGAGCTGACATGGTTCGATTTGCTCTAGCAACAGGTCTTCGAAACTCAAATGTTAGGTTGTTAAAATGGTCGCATTGGAGCCCTGCTTCAGGAGATATCATTATACCGGCAACGGAAACGAAGAACGGTGAATCCCATCACTTAATAGTTACAAAAAGTGCGAAGGATGTTCTTCAGAACCGTATGCAAGTTAGGGATAGGCTGATAAGGGAGCACCCTTGCTTGAATGGAAAGCTGGAATATGTGTTTGTTCAGGATTCTACCAAGTCGTTGGGTAAACCTTTTTACAGGACTTCAGTGACTAACAAAACGTGGAAGAGAGCTGTTAGATTAGCCGGTCTTCCTTCGTGGGTTAGGTTTCATAGCTTACGACATACTTTTGCATCATGGCATGTTATGGCTGGAACGACAGAGCAGGAATTGATGGTGGTAGGTGGTTGGAAAACAGCGTCAGCAGTTGGGCGTTACACTCACCAAAACGAAGAGCACAAAAAGAAAGTAGCATCACGATTGGATAGGGTTTATGAGGTATAGCGAAACCCTAAAATAAAGAGCGAGGGTTTGTTGTTTTCTCATTTTTTATGCCCCTATAGCACTTTTACTTCAGGGTTGTGCTTTAGGGAAACCCTTATAACATGTTGATTTATATAGAGAAAAGGTGATTTGGTGGAGCCTAGCGGGATCGAACCGCTGACCTCAACACTGCCAGTGTTGTGTTACCGATATCGTTATAAATCAATGACTTACGAAAACTTTCTACCCAGAAGAATTTTCGTAATAGCACAACCCTAAAGGTGATTTATGACAGATTTAGAAAAGGCAATGAAGGAAGCGAATGATCTTGCAGATAAGTTATTGGCAGATTCAACGAGCAAAAAGAATGCGGCAGTAAAATGGCTAAATAAAGGTATTTTTACAGTGCATGTAGATAACAAGATGGCAATAGCCTTCTTCGTTCTGGCAATGGCTTTATTTATGCTCTAAGTGCATGATAAACATAACTTAATGTCATTACTTTGCAGTACCTAAAAGCAATATAATAGCGACTCGTTTGACATATCCCTATTCTCTTTTTTAAGGCTTTTTCTAATGGTCGTTGTGTGTTTTTGTGTGCTTTTTGGTTTGGCGGCGATTGCCGCTGATGATTTAAATGTTGATCCTGAGGGCGGTAGACAGTTGCTGAGAACTGTTAAGTCCATCAGACAAATAAACTACCTGAATATTAAAGCGTACATAGCAAACCCAAAAACTACAAGGGCTAGTGCAAGCCCCCACCAAGTGTCTGATCCCCGTGTCCAATCTTGACCGCTAATCATTCAAATATCTCAGTAGTTTTTGGATCTACAAACTTGGGCTTGCAGTGAGCACGTATCGGCACTGGATAAGCTTCTTTAAATGTAATTCCTGCTGTCCCTTCAATACCTTGCAAACTAATACTTCGGGCAAAGTATGTGCATTTGTTGATATCTGCCCATACACCGTACTCTGAGGTTTCAATTACAAAACCATCAGCAGTCAGCGTCTCCAACATTAATGCAAACACTAACTGTTTCACCTAATAACCTTTTCCTTTACATCAACCCACTGAACCTGACACTTGCAGTCAACAGGTTCGTACTTGTTACTTGGTCTTGATAGTTCTTGACACATATAAATACAATGTGACTTCTTTAAATAATATTGTGTTTGTTCCTCGACCACTTCGCCGCCTACGAAAAACAAT